ATACTTATGCACGAAGATTTAAATCCGGTATCTGTAGTAAGGGGCGCTAATAACCAAACTTGGACAGTAACATCTTTATCGTTAACATCTTCGAGATATGCGTTTACTGTTACAACAAACAATCCACCAGGAACATTAACACCTTCATCTATTGATGGTACAGCAACTTTAACAGCATCCTCATCTGTTTTTCATAATGGAAGAACCGGAACAGCTCAAGCCGGTGGAACAAATACAATTACACTTGATTCAGGAGCAAGTTCTACTGATGATCTTTATATAGGTTCATCTATAAGAACAACTGGAGGTACGGGTAGTGGTCAAACACGATATATATCTGATTATGTTGGCTCATCTAAAGTAGCAACAGTAAGTGAAAATTGGACAACACAACCTGACGCTACAACAACTTTTGCCGTAGATAGTCAAGAAGGTAATTATGTTAATAATGAAAATGGTTTTGGCCGTGCAAGAATTATAGAATTTACATCAGCTACAGTTGTAAAAGCAACTGTGGAAATCCCTTTTTTTAATACAAGTGCTATTTCTAATGGTAGCTGGAATTTTGAAGGTGGGTATGAAGATGTTTGGAGTACATCAAGAGGTTATCCGCGGAGCGGAACATTTCACGAAGGTCGTTTATATTTTGGTGGTTCTAAAAGTTTACCTAATGCTTTGTTTGGTTCAAAAGTAGGAGATTTTTTTAATTTTAAAGAATCTGAAGCCCTTGATGATGATGCTATTTTTGCCGTCCTCAGCACAGATAGTGTTAACGCAATTACGGGTTTACGCTCTGGTAGGGATTTGCAAATATTTTCTACGGGTAATGAATTTTTTGTTCAGCAAGGTGAAGGTGAGCCAATAACACCAGGGAACTTAACAATTAAAGCAGCTACCAAATCAGGATCAAAAGAAGGTATTATGCCAATAGCAGCTGAAGGCGGTACTATATTTTTGCAACGATCAGGCAAAGCATTACGAGAATTTTTATTTAGTGATGTAGAGCTGTCTTATCAATCAAATAACATATCTTTATTATCTAGCCATTTACTAAAAAATCCAGTAAAGATGGCGTTTCGCAGAGCAACATCTACAGATGATGGCGATTTATTGATGATAGTGAATGCAACTGACGGCACTATTGCTGCTTATTCTATTCATAGAACACAAAAAGTTGTTGCTCCTAGTGAATTTATTACATCAGGAACATTTGAAGATTGTGCAGTAGACATAACTGATATTTATGTAATTACAAAAAGGTCGATAGCAACTAATGTAACGGCAACTGTAACTGTAACTGATTACGCTAACATAGCAGTAGGAACGAAATTAACCTTTACAAAAAACGATGGAACTGTAATTACTTTACAATCAGAAGCAGCTGGTAGCGGTAGCCCAAGCAGCGCAAGTGGTAATACTCATTTTTTTAGACCATACCAAAACAACAATACTACAGCAGATAATATATATACAGCATTGAATGCTGTGTCGGGATTTACAGTTGCCAATCCCGCTGCTAATGTTGTAAGCATCGTTCGTGATGCACCTGGCAGCAATAATTTAAATGTTACAACAACAGATTCTACTCGACTTGCAACGACAAATTTTGTAGAATCAACTAAATATTATGTGGAGTTATTAGACGATGATAGAACTACTGATTGTTCTCATCAGTTATCTGATGGGGCTGTGGACGGGAATAAACCTACCAGCACAACAGTTTCAGGACTTACCCACTTGGAAGGCGAAACTGTGGAAGTTATTAGAGATGATATATTCCTGGGTACGAAAGATGTTGTTTCGGGGGAAATAACTATAGACCAAATCCCTACAACTTATGTAGAGATTGGTTTACATTATGATGTAGAAGCAAAAACATTACCACCGGAACCAAAATTACCAACGGGTACAATGACCGGAAGATTAAAAAGGATTGTTGAAGCAAGTCCGATGTTATATTTAACACAAAACATTGCTATTAATGGTAAAGAGATTCCCCTAAAACAATTTCCTTATACTTTAGATTCTAGTGAAACTTTGTTTACTGGTCGTAAAAGAGTTACGCCAATATTAGGTTATAATAAAGAAGTACAATTAACAATTAGCCAAACGAAACCATTATTTTTTACAATGTTGGCCTTAGAGTATAGTGTGAGTGGTAGTCAATGAGTATAGGTACAGCATTTTCAGTAGGTAGTTTTTTATTAAGCGGTGTACAATTTTTTCAAGCTAGAGCTAATGCAAGAGCTACAGAAAAATATTATGATGCTTTGGCACGAGATAAAAGATTAGAAGGTCGTGTAAAAGCTGTAGAAGCAAAAGAAAAAGCCGTTGAAGTTTTAAGAAGAACAAAAATAGCTTTAGCAAGTAATATTGCCGGTGGATATGCAAGTGGTGTAAATCCATATTTTGGTTCTATAAATACTGTTAATAAACAACAAGTATTAAGGCCAGGTGCTTTAGATGTTGGTATATTAGAAATGCAAGAAATTTTAGATATAGAGAAAGCTAATCGAGAAGCTAGAAATTTAGAAATGCAAGGAGATATTGCAAAACGCCAAGGTTACGCATCAGCATTAGGTAACTTAGCAATGGCGGGTTTACAATTAGGTATGAGCGGAGCATTACAATCACCAGGTTTTGTCGGTGGACAAGGTGCTATAGCTAGTCCTGGTATAGCTGGCAATGTTTCACAAATAAATACAGCTGGTAATGTAGCAATGAATCGAGCTGTCAATCCTATGTTTGTCGGCCAAACAAGTCCTCTTAGTGGAGGTGTGTTTAATACTGCCGGTGGAGGTATGAATTTTATATAATGGCAGAAAGAAGAACATATCAACGACAACTTTTAAGTCCTAAATATTCTCCAATGAGCGATACTATAGGAGGTGTGTATAAGCAACATATTGAAGGTCAAGCTCCTCTTATGAAAATGTTAGATCAAATGTCATCGTTTTTAAGTGATCAAGGTATGGAATATATTAAAGAAGAAGCAACAATTTATGGAGCTACAAACCCGATAACTTTAGAAGATTTAGAGAAAATAGAACGCGGTGAAAACATATTAGGTAAATACGGATATGGTGCGCGAGGTAAAATTGCCAGAGGTGTTGCTTTTGAATCGTTAGCTAATGACATAGAACTAGCAGCTGCCAAAGATATGACAGATTATATGACAGAAGCACAAAATAATGATTATGATTATGAAACTGTAGCTGACGATTTAGATGCTATATCTTTAGGATTTACAAAAAGATTAAAAGACATAGATCCAGTTGTTGCTCACAATGTTCGTTCAAAATTATCTGTTATTTCATCTAAATATTATCAAGACTTTGTTAAAGAAAAAAATAAAATTCAAGAAAAGCAAGAACATTTAAATTTTTTAACATCAACAAATACAGCTATAGAATTATTACCTACTACGATTACGGGTTTGTTAAATACACCAGGAATGAATCCCGGTAAAATATTTAATAAAATTCAAGAAATAAGAGATAAATTAGAAAATAATTTAGCAAAAACAAAATTAACGACTAACGAACAATTTAAAATATTAGTTGAGCAAAATAAAAAAATTGATGAGGGTTTGATGACATTAATTGTTGAAGAAGCTAAAACAAGTGGTTTAAGTTTAACTTCTGTAGCTCAAGATATTAGAAAAGGCACAAGCACAAGTAATCCAAAAATTGATTTTATTGTTCTAGCTATGTCAGAAGAAGGTCGAGCTAATATAAATTCAACTATGAGTGATGTTATTAAATTAAATAATGAGATAGCGTCAATACAATCAGAACAAACAAAAGCTAATGTTAATCAAAGAACTATTAATTTTGAACAAATTTTAGACCAGTACATTAACGAGAATGCAGCAACACCAGGCAAAATTGAAATACCACAAAACATTAAAAATTCCTTAAATGAGTTAGATAAAATGGGAGCAACAAGTGTCAACTTTTATAAAGAACGATTGAAAAACATTGAGCTGGGCCACGCAATAAGTGATGATAGTGGTGTTACAGTTTCGTTAGATAAAAAGTTTGGTAATGGAACTATTGAAGTTCCTGATGTGATTGCAGAAAAACAAAAACTTACATATAAAACTTATTTAGATTATTTAGGTAAAGCAAGAAATTATCAGCTAACTGATGACATAAAAAATTGGGAAACACAAGCATATGGTACTAAACAATATTTTAAAAGAAAATATGATCCAACAGCAATACAAGATTTAGCAAGAGCTGCTCAACTTGAACATCAATTTCAAAAAATTGTTTTACAAAGAATGAATGCTGAAGCGTTAAAAGCAGTACAAAATAATGAAAAATTTGATCCAGAATTAGCATTTCAAAAAATTATAAAACAAGAAGATTTACAAGTTAACATAGCTGATATAGAAAGACTTACTAAAAGCACAGTTAACGATTTAAACCAACAACATACAAGTTTATTTAAAAGATATGGTATAACTAAAGTAGAAGATAATCTTGAAAGTTTACTAGCAGCACAAAAAATATTAGAAGAAAACAAACGAGATATAATAGAAGATTTTGGACAATATGGAAAACAACAATATAATACGCTGTACGACAAAATAGACAGTAGAATAATAATTTTAAAACAAAACCAATAAATGACACAAGATTTATTTGATACATATTTAGAAGAACGAGATTTACTTTTAGGTAATGAACCATTAAAAACTGTTGTTAAAGATGGTCAAAGAACATTAGAGGTTGATCCTGATCCTACACCAGAATTTGATGCTTTTGCTGATTTATTAATGCCTATAAAATTAATTAAAGACGCAGATGATAAGTTGATGGAATTTGGTAATAAATTTTTAGGTGGGGTTCCTGAAACTTTTAGAAGTGGATTAATTAAAGGTGGTATTACTAATCCATTAAAACTTTTTGTGGGTCAAGATAGCGATATTGCTAAAACTATTGACAAACTTACTGATGTCGAAGCTAAAACTGCATTACAAACATTTAGTAAAGAAACAGCAAAATTTTTTGGTTCTTATTTAGGATTAGGTAAAATTTTAAGAGCGGGAAAAGTTGGGGAAATTTTAAAAAAAGGCGGTCGTTATATGCCAGAATTTTTAAGTTCGTTTGGTTCTGTTATTACAGCTTACGAAGGTAAAGACGAAAATTTGGCAGATATGGTTGTTAGTTTAGGTGTTCCAGAGGATGCACCATTAGTTCGTGATTTAATATACGATGAAAATAGAAGTGAGTTTGCAAATCGTTTTAATAACGCTATAGCCGATTTACCATTTGAAGGTATTGGAATTACACTTGGGCATTATTTAAGTAAATATTTTGCAAAAAGAAAAGGTGAAAAAGTAAACACCAATGATCTAAAAAAAATGGAAAATGTTATACAAAAACAAGCCAGTAATTTGTTAGATAAACAAACAATGGGAAGTATGTTAAATCCTGATGGTGAGTTAGCAAAAGGAATAAATTTTATATCAACACAGGATGCTGTTATTAATTATGTACAATCACCAAGATTATTTTCTCGTGAAAAATTAGTAAAAGTATTAGATAACGATTTTATTGCTAAAGATATGTCAGTAGAAAAATTAAAAAATGAACCAGGGGTAGATTTTAGAAATAATACAATACGAACTTTTAGAGTAGTAACTGTAAATGATAACACTCCTTACAAACGCGAAAAGTTTGCATCTGTGTCAATAAAACCAGCGGGAATTGAAGAGTTAGCACGAGGTGACACAATTTTATTACAATATGACATTCCATTAGACACAAATCATATATTAGGTCATTTAAAAACTATTGGTAAATATACAAAAGGTACACAAAAAAGATTACAAGAATATAATCAACCCGAAATTGATAGATTGCGTGCAAGACTAGGTGGAACAGAAACCGATGCAAGATTAAAAAACACAAAAAAAATATCTGAAAGATTATTAAGAAAAGAAGGTGAGATTATAGCACGAGTTGACGATCTAAAACCAGTTATTGTAAAACCTTTTAAACTTAGAAACACTCGTGAATTAAAATTAAATAATAATAAAAGTCCAGATCCAATAGAAGATAAATTAATGCACGAAAATGATAAAACTATAGAAGAATATTTTAAAATGACACGACCAGATCCAAAAGATCCTTTTAAAAATTCAAATCAAAATGCTCTTCGTGATGAAGATGTTATAGATATAATAAATGGAAAAATAAACAAACCAGAAGATATGCGCAAAAGTGTAACAATAGCACCAAGAGATCACGCTAGTAATAGAATAATTCTAGAAGATGGAACTTTGTTAGAAGGTTTAGAAGAAACAAACATTTATGAAAACGCAATGAAGCAACAATATATTGATTATTATAAAAATTTATTTAGACCACAAGAATTTCGTAATGTGGATGCAAACAATTTTTACCTTCGTTCAGAAGCAGCTCTTAATAAAATGACAGCAAAAAAAGCTAAAAAAGGACATTTTTATAAACAATTTAAACGCCTTAATGTAAAAGATGATGAGCTTTTGTGGTTAGGTTTAGATAATATGAAAGAAAATCAAGAGTTGGTTACAAAAGATTATTTACGATCAAGAATTAGAGCTAATATGATGGATTTTAGTTATTTAGCGTCAACAAAAAATAAATCAAGTGTTTATGATCCTGAAGAAATTATAGATGGCCCTCCGGTAGCTACCTATAGAATTTCAGATTTTTCTGACTTAAAAACTGAAGGTGCTAGAAATCACTCAAACCCAGATTTTAAAGCAACTTATGATGAGGTCAGAGGAGATCTAGACGGAACAGCTGACCACGATTTTGTTGAAAATTATGCAAGAGAACAAGCTGATGAAGCAATAACTGGTTTAGGTATTAATGATTCTTCATATAGAGGAGCTAATAACATAGCTGCTGTAGAAGCGTTAGAAGGTGAAATGTATGATGAAGCATTGCTTGTAATTAGGAATAATGAACAAGTTTTTCCTGAATTTGAAAAAACATTAAGAGAAGAAATTATAGCATACCTTAAACCAAGATTTGATAATTTAATCAATCAAGGTCTTACTGGTAGAGAGTTTTCATCACAAAAATTAGATACACTACCAGCCAAAATAGCATTCAAAAACGAATTTAAAAATGAGCCATTTATGATGGAATATATAAACGAGCATTTAGCTAATATGGGGCCAATAAAACTTCCTAAAAGTATTGAAAGTTTACAAAAAGGAATGGCTGGTGAAAATAATTATGCTGCTACAGATGAACTTTTCATACAAGATTTAGCAATGTATATTCAAAGTAATTATGCTGATATGCGTAATAGATACGCAGAAAAATTTGCTGGAAATGTTATAAGAAATAAAATTGCTATACAAGAGTATTTTCCTAAAACAAAAAAAATAATTGATGATAATACTCCTGATATAGAAATGTATACTTATGAAGAAGAATTTTATGGCGAAGATGTAGAGATAATGATTGTTGGTGCGCGCGACAAGTGGGTTGCTTTTAGAAATAATGATCAAGTTGGAATTGATTCAATAGGTAATGAAAATGGAATATGGCCAAGTAAAGAAGAAGCATTAATTCAATTAAATCGTAATGAACAAAACTATATACAGGAAGTAGATATAGATGGTGAAACTTTTACTGAATTTACTAATTATCAAAGAGAATCAGTTAGAGATGATGCAAAAGCAAACTATAAAGAACACACTTTAAACCTTGATAGATTTCGTGGTTTGGACACTTATATGGATCTTATGGGTGAGCCAGTTTTTGATATAGAAGGGCAGCATTTTAATCACCGAGGACTTGGTGCAGAGGATCAGGTTGTTCATTTTAGAACTGAAGATAGATTTGATGAACAAGGTAAAAAATATTTATATCCTTTTGAAATACAAAGTGATTGGGGGCAAAAATATAGAGATTATTATGTACCAGGGAAACCAACAGAACTAATACCTATGTTTGATAGTCCACGAACTAAAGAGTTAGTACCTATTGTTAAAGAAAACAGAAAAATATTAAATAAATTAGTTAAATTAACAAAATCGTTAATTCCTAATGAGTTGCAACAAAATGTAATGTTGTACGATATTCGACAAACTGGTCGTCTAAGTGCAGAAGCTAAAACTCGACAGCAAGCAGCAATAGAAACTGTTGAAAGATATATGCCAATGGAATTATATAAAGATTTAAAAAATCTTAATGCGCTGGTAGGCCAAGTAAGACACGATGTATATACAAGAAATACTAAAGAAAGCTCAGATGGAGTATTTTTCAATAAATTCAAAAAAAATCAAGCAGAGATAAGACAGCTTGTAAAAAAAATTGTTACGCGAGATATAAATATGCCCGGTGTTGGGGGTGTGAAATTAATTGATAACCCTGATTTTAAAAAAATATTAGATCCAGGTTTTGAATCTATGGCAAAAGATTTATTAGAACTTAAACAGATGTATGTTGAAAATGAAAATGGTCAAATGCGAGGGCCTTTCATCGATGAATCATCAAAATGGACTAGATTAGCTATAAAAAAATTATTGACGCTTGCATATCAAGGAGATTACGATGGTATAATATTTAGACCAGGATGGATTGCTGCCGAATTTGCTAATGTACCAAAACAACATTATGAAAAAACAATTCCTGATACAGCTAAAGATATTCTTAAAAACATAGGTTTTGAAAATAATTTTATTTCACGACATAGTCGAGAAGCCCCAAGTTTTTTTACAGAATTTTTTAGTAGTGATGCGGGAGTACACGCAGATATAACTGGTTTACAAACTTCAAATGTACCTAAAGAATATGCAGCTGGTCGCAGAGATACTATAAAAATGACACCGGAGCTAAAAAACTTTATAAAAAAAGGTTTATCAATGTTTAGTGTTGGTGGATTAGCCATAACAAACCAAGAGGGTAGCGATGAATCCAATTAAAGCTCTTGCTGATTATTTTAAAATTAAAACGCAAAATATAGTCCGTCCGGGTATTGATATTGAAGGCAAAAACTATGATGATAAAATGAATACCTTAGATGTGTTTGGTGACACTATTACAATAAGAGCTGATACTGATATACCTGAAAATGTAAGTAAAATATTAGAGGATCCTTTACAAAATTTATTAGACCCAACTAAAGAAAATGCAACAAACTTATCACGATTTTTAGGTCGTTTGCAAGATGATGTAACAGATGATCCCGTTAAATCACAAGTTTTTTTTAGAGAACTTAATAATTTAGCTGGCAGTAGTTCATCACAAAATCAGTTTGCTAAAATTAATGTAGAAGAAATTGTTATGAACGCTTCTGAAAAAGATATTGAAGAATCTTTAATGGCTGTTTTTCGTTATAAAGAAACGGGTAAAATAAGCACAAAAAATCTTGTTTTAAATATGGCCAATGCAATCAATGTATTTAATGATTTTAATACCCTATTACAAAGAACGGCAAGTGCTACAGATGTAGAACAAAAAACAAGATTAACAAAAAATACTGTGGCTCGATTTGTTATGCTTAAAGAAATGGGTGATGTTGTTAATACAGAATTAAGTTTAGCTGGACAAAAATTAGCTATGGCCCAGCATACTAAAAAAGTATTTACTTTAGACTATGATACGACACTTCGTAATCTTTTAGATTTAGATTTAAATTTTACCAATATGAATCAAGAAACATTACAAACAATAAGTCGTATGTTTATGAATTTCAAAGCGGGTGAGATGGTTCGCGTTGTTGATCAAATGGATCCGCAATGGTGGCAACGCATAACTGATGCTGGAAAAAATGGTGTTAAGTTTGCTTATGATGCTGTTATGGAATTGTATTATAATGCTTTATTATCTGGTGGCCCTACTCATTTAGTAAACACATTAGGTGTAAAATTACATATGATGAAAGATCAAGCTGATACTTATCTAGCTGCGGGTATAGGAAATGTTAGGCAAAAAGCAATGAGTGTTTTTGGTCAAGATGTTTCACAATACGATAGACATACATTTAAAATGGTTAATGGACGAGCAGCTGCTCAAGCAAACTCGGTAAAAGATGCAGCTAAACTTTTTTTTAAAATGATGGCAACTGGTGAAGGGCCGGATTCTGTTACAAAATTTGATTTTAAAAAAGATCCCGTTATAAAAGCACCTGGAGCTGCGGGTACAGATAATATGTTAGATATATTTGATCAATTATCAAATGGAAACTATGTTCACGCTGCAATGAATATGCTAGGTGTTTCTGCAAGAATATCAACACGATTTATGATTGCTGAAGATACCTTTTTTAAATACATAGCTAAGCGTGCGTTTTTGTATGAAGAAGCATTTAAAAGAGCTGGTACAGTTTTCGAACACGATGTCAGAAATGGGATGAGTGCATATCAAGCTGAAGTAAAAATGGAAAGTAAAATTTTGGAAATGATGGCAGCTCCTACATCTCATTTTTCTCCTAACACATTAACTCGTGCTGATGAACACGCTCGCAAAATGACTTTTCAACAAGAATTAGGCCCGTTCGAACGATCTTTAGCTAATGTCTTTAAATTACCAGGATTAAATTTTTTAGCACCATTTGTAAAAACACCACTTAATGTAGGTAAAACGACATTAGATAATTCATTTAACATTTTTCCAGTTGTTGATGCGTTAAGTAGAGGACAAGGAAAAGAATTTGATAAAGCATTAGCCAAAATGGTAAGTGGTCAATTTATCGTGTGGTCAACAGTAATGCTGGCAAGTGGAATGTTTGGTGATCAAGTAAAAATAGTTGGTGGCCCGCATCCTGATAAAAAAGTTCGCGATTATCTGCGTTCACAAGGAATACAAAATTATTCTGCTGGTTTTAAACAAGATGATGGATCATATAAATATGTTCCGTTTACAAGATTAGATCCTATTTCTGGTTTGTTAGCTATGTCAGCAGATTATGTACAAATGTCAGAATATATGGATGCAGAAGAATTAGATAAACTCGCACAAATAATGACCTTGAGTATAGCGAATTATGTTGGTGATCAACCTTTTTTACAAGGTGTTTCTGATTTTAACAATGTTGTTTTACAAGGTGGTAAAGGTGATAGATGGGCGAAATTTTTTGGTCAGAAAGCTGCACAAATAAAAGGAACAACGGAATCTGTTTTAAATCCTTTTGGTATTCCATTTGGTAACTATGTTGCTAAATATGGTCGTGATAGTGAATTACCACAACCTTTAGGCAGTTTTGTTAGAAACCTTGCACCATCATCATCCTGGCAAAGAAGAATGGCAATTCTAGATGATCCAACAATTAAAGACACAACATATGATTATAGTGTTATACAACGCTATGAAATGCACCCTTTCTTTCGTTACTACTATGATGAGATTGATAAAATAAGAGCAAACAATCCAGCTTTAAATGATTCTTTTGAGATGCGCAAGGGTATGTTCTACAAAGACAGAGGAGCAAAAGAACATATATTTGGTGGCTACGAACATATATTAAGTCCGTGGAATATTACAACATCTAAACGAGATCGTGTTGAGGAAGAGTTATATCAACTAGCAATTAGTTCTGATGGCTACGATAAAAATCTAGCTCCATCCTGGAATGTAAAAGAAATCGATGGAATACAATTAAACAAAGAGCAAAAAGATAGGTTTAATTATCTATGGTCAGAGATGGATGATTTAGGTTATGTAGATGGGGAGTCAGGTTATAGAAAAGAGAATAATTTAAAAGGTACACTATTAAATGAAATAAATTCATCTGAATACAAGTCATTAGATAATGTTGGTAAATCTTTAGCTCTTAACACTATATTTAATGAAAGGCGTCAACGAGCTGTTGAGAGATTAACAAACAATGAAACAATGTTTCCTGAGTTATACAAATTATTTGAGATTGTTAGAGAAGAAAAAAGAGTTAAAAAAATGCGTCAAAATCTTATTGATCAATTTGGTGGAAGCGCAGAATAAAGTGGTAAATTTTATGAAAATAGTGTATAAAAAATATTAAGGTTTAATTTATGGCAACTTTTGACATTAATAATACTAATAGAAGAGTTCAATACACAACTAATGGCAGTACAACTGCTTTTAATTTTTCTTTTCAGATCAATGAAGCATCTGAGTTAAAGGTGATATTAGGAACCACGACACAAAATTTATCAAGTGATTATACTGTTACTGTTAATACTGATGGCACGGGAACTGTTAATTATAGTTCTGCTCCAAGCACCGGCCAAAAATTAACAATCCTTGCTAATAGACCTCTTTCTCGAACAAGTGTTTATTCAACGGGAGCATCTTTTACAGCTGCAAGTTTGGAATCAGATTTTGATAACACTATTATGACTTTGCAGCAATTTAATGAAACCATTGATAGAACTTTACAGTTACCTGAATATGTTACTGGATCAACACCACCAAGTTTAACTGTTCCATATAATGACACAGCATCTGATAACGCTAACAAAGTTATTGGTTATAATACGAATGGAACTGATTTAACTTTATTAAGTAAAGGAATTTCTACAGTTGCTTTAACAACGAATACATTATCAGCTGGCGCAAGTGCTACGGGTTCAGCTAGTGTAAGTGGTGATCAATTAAATTTAACATTAGGCATACCAACGGGTGCAACCGGAGCTGCGGGATCTGACGGATCTGACGGATCTGACGGAGAAGTTTCAGCTGGGTTTGCAATAGCAATGAGTATAGCTTTATAAAGGAGAAATATGGCACAAAATTTTAGAAGATTTACAAGTAATGGAGTAGGAACTTCAGCTGCAACAATATTTACTGCAAATAGTTATGATACTGTTGTTGGTATTAGTTTGGCAAATGTCAACGCCAATGCGATAACAGTTCATTGTTATATTAATGATGGTTCAAACGATATTAGTTTAGTTAAGGATGTATCTATTCCCGCTGGATCCGCATTACAAGTATTAGACGGAGGTGCAAAGTTTGTGGTACAATCAGGTGATGCACTTAAAGTTATTTCAGATACAGCTAGTTCTGTAGATGTTTGGGTTAGCGTAGTAGATGCAATAAGTACATAGGAGAATATTATTCCATATATAGGACAACAACCAGCTACATCGTTTCATTCGTTAGTGAAGCAAGATTTTTCTGTTAGTGCAACAACAAGCTATACACTATCACAATCTGTAACAAGTGCTAACGACATAGCTTTATTTATAAACAATGTAAGACAAGAACCTACCTATGCCTATTCTTGTAGTGGAACAGCATTAACTCTTACAGCTGCAACTGCTTCAGGAGATGATATGTATTGTGTATATTTAGGAAAAGCAGTAGGTACAGTAAATCCGCCAACCGGGAGTGTAGGTTTAGCACAGTTATCAGCATCAGGAACAAAGAGTAGTAGTACATTTTTAAGAGGTGATAATAGTTTTGCTGTTCCAAGTGGTGGTAAAATACTACAAGTGCAATCAGCATTTAAATCTGATACTGCAAGTACAACTTCTACAAGTGATGTTGCCATTACAGGATTATCTTTAACTTTAACTCCATCAGCAACATCTAGTAAAGTGTTAGTAATGTTTGATGTAGGTACTATGGGTAATAATTATAATGCTCATATGTTTTTTACAGCTTACAGAGATATTGGCGGTGGTGGATATAATGCCATTGGTCTTGGTACTGGTGGTGGTTCTTATAACTATGGTGCGGGTTCTTATGCGGGTAATGGATATTATCATACAGTAGGTCATAATTTTTTAGACTCACCAAACACTACATCAGAAATAACTTATAAATTATATTTTAGAGGAAGTAGTGGTTCTTATACTTATTATATTAACAGAAGAAGTTCTGATGATTTATTTAGAGGATCAACAAGTTTAACTTGTATGGAGGTAGGAGCATAATGGATTTACATAAAGCCATACGAGCAATACATTCTACAGTAGTAGTTGTTGATGGTGATACAGAAAAAACTATTGTTGCAACGGATAAAGATAACAAAGAAGTAACTATTGATTGGACAAAAGTCAATGCTTGGAAAGACCCTAATGAATATCAATACAAAAGAGAAAACGAATACCCAAGAATAGAAGATCAATTAGATGATATATACCATAATGGAATAGATGGTTGGAAAAAAACAATAAAAACAGTTAAGGATAAATACCCAAAGGAATAGATTATGCCATTAAGTAAAATACAAGCTGAATCAATGAACCTAGCCGATACTTATGCCTTTACGGGTACAGTAAGTGGTGCAAGTCAAATGGTTAAAATATCTACAACAACAGCAAGTAATGCGGCTAATGTTTCATTTACTGGATTAGATACTACATCAACTTATTCAATGTATAGAATTGTTATGGATAATGTTACAGCTCAAAGCGATAATGCGGCTCTATTTTATGCAAGATTTGGTATTGGTTCAACGCCAACATATAATTCTTCATCAAATTATAATACTGTATTTGTTAATGGGTTTTCAAATGTAGCGGGTTTGCAACAACAAGGTGCTGGTGGTGCGGCTCAAATGTGGTTAGCGGCAAATGCGTCAAGTGGTTATTATATGCCAGGTGATACTTTTGAATTTTTAAGTGGAACAATGGATTTATTTAGAATGGGTGATTCAAACCATCCTCCACAAACAAATTGGTTTTTAGGTTATCCAATATCAGGTAATGTACAATCTACTGCGTTTGGTACTTGCACATTTGTTGAAAGTTCTGAAATTGTTAACGGAACAGCAATTCAATTATATATGAGTACCGGAAATATTAATGGAACATTTACATTGTATGGAGTTAAAAGCTAATGCCATATGTAGGTAAACGCCCTGAACTTGGTGCATATAAAAAGCTAGACACTATATCTGTTGTTAATGGTCAAGCTGCATATGCAATGCAAAGTGGTTCAGCTGCTTATAGTCCGGCTAGTGCAAATCATTTGATAGTGAGTTTAAATGGTATTATACAAAACCCCGGCTCATCATTTACTGTATCCGGATCAACAATAACTTTTGCATCTAATCTTGTTACCGGTGATTCAATAGATTTTATTTTAGCTTTAGGTGATGTATTAGATATAGGCACACCTAGCGACAATACCATTACAAATGATAAATTAAATACAGCTCCAACGCTTATATCAAAAGGAGCGGGATCAGATTCAGGAGCTATAAAATTAAACTGCGAAAATAACAGCCACGGAGTATCAATAAAAGGGCCTCCGCACAGCGCAGCACAGTCATATACATTAGTCCTCCCAAGCACAGCACCAGCTGCGAATAAAATGTTACAATCAGATGGTTCAGGTAATTTAAGTTTTGTTGATGCACCAAGTGGAGGTTTAAAATTGTTAAGTAGACAAGTAGTATCTTCTTCAACAGCATCAGTTATTTTTAATAACAGTATTATAACATCTACTTATGATGATTACTTATTTAAGATGAATGATGTAATTCCTGTTAGTGATGGTGCTTACCCACAATGGGAAACTTCAGGAGATAATGGAAGCTCAATACACTCTGCTTGGTATTCAAATAGTATTTATGTAAGATTTGATAATAGTGGAAGTGGTGGTAATGGAGTTACTAGTAATTCTAATACTTTGCAAGTAATTAATGCAATGGGTACAAATACAAGGGAAAAAGGCAATTATCAGATGTGGTTAAACAGTTTAAATAATACTGGATCAAAAGCATTTTATGGACAGAATACACAAATGGCATCAAATGGTTTAATCTATACTATGGCAGATGGTTTTTTTAGAGATGCTGATGGAGCTGTAGATTATTTTAGTTTTAGATTTTCTACGGGTAATATAGCTAGTGGAACATTTAGTTTATATGGATTGGTGAAAAGCTAATGGCAATAATTAGAGCAAACAATAATACTTTATCTAGTGTAACTGCATTACCTTTTACAACGGGTGGGTTAGTTAAAATTACAGAAACAAATGTAAGTTCTAGTGTTTCAGAAGTTGTGTTTAATAGTTCTACTATGACAGGGTATAATAGATTTAAAATAGTAGTGCATAATCTTACACATTCAACAACAGCAGATTTACGATTTGCAGATTCACCAGATAATGGGTCTACAATTTCTTTTACTGGTTATTTTGCTTCTCATTATGCACAATTAGGTTCAGCATCTCACGCTCTGGGTTCTGGAAGCACTTCAAATTACTATGACTTTCAAGGTTGGAATTTTAAAGCAAATGTTGGAAATTATTTGGAATTTGATTTAACAAACTTTGGTCGTTCTGGAACAAATGATTATAAAAAATATATTTGTAATTGGATTCATTATAACAATAATAATAATCATTATGGTAATATAAACTATTTTTCTAGTTCTTTAACAAGTGCAATGAATTATATAAAATTTTTTCCCTCATCTGGAACTATTGATGAAGGATTGTTTATAGTTTACGGAATAGTAGAATAACAGAAAGGAGGTAAATATGTCTATTTATAAAACTAAAATGGTTAATGGTAAGGAAGTAAAATTAACTGTTGACGAAATATCTGCTCTTGAGAAACGAGATAAAGAGTGGAAAGACGGAGAATATGATCGTCTTATGGCTAGTATTCGTCAAGAAAGAACTGATCTTTTAGTTAAAACAGATTGGATGGGAATGTCAGATGTAACTATGTCAAGCTCTTGGAAAACTTATAGACAAAAGTTAAGAGATATAACTAAAGATGTAGATACAGTTGATAAAGCTAAAGCTGTAACTATGCCGAAGGAACCTAAGTAATGCAATTAACAAAAGACCATATTATCCTATCTAAATATTTTATGATAAAAATTCCTCCTGAAACAAAAAGGGTTAATGATTTATCAGAGAATAGATGGGGTTATAAAAAAGGAAAGTAATGGTAACTAAAGCAGATAAAAACGAAATGAGAATATCAAAACACGAAGAAGTATGTAGTGAGCGTTATCGTAACATACACGAAAACATAAGTGATTTAAAATCACGCATAAAGCGTCTTGAAGGTATTATTATGTTAAACACAGTAGCCGTAGTGTGTGCGTTAATATCTGTTTTTACAAAGCTCTAAAATGTTAATAGATCCTTTAACTTGTTTTGCGGCCATTAAATCGGGAATGTCGTTGCTCGAACGCGGTATTAAAGCCGGTAAAGATTTACACGAACTAGGTGGCCCGATTATGAAATGGGCGTCAAACGAAGCTCACTTAGAAACACACGCAAGTAAAAAAGGTAAGACGGGAGTTTTAGGAAAACTTACGGGAGCCGAGCAAGATGCTGTGGCTGCCTTTCTGCGTAAACAAGAACTAGAAGCAATGCGCAATGATATGCGTCAAATGTTTTTACTGTATTTAGATAATGGATTAGCAAAATGGGAAATGTTACAAAAAGAAATAGCGCATCAACGCGCTATGCAAAAACAAAGAATTAAAGAAATGCAAGAAAGAAAAAAAAGATTTAAAAATAGATTAATTATACTTGCAGCAATATCCGTAGCCGTAGCATTTTTAATGTTTGAAATAAAATTTATAATGAGTAGAATATGAGTCCGTTTTATACATTTACAGTTGCCATTGAAAAAGCAAAAACAAAAAAACAACCGCCAACAGTTTGTATTAGATTTTATGGTTGTGAAAATATGAGTGACGCAGAAAAACTAGCTGAACATTTAAACATTATGCTTAACACAGATTCTTTGACTCTTGAAGAGGAAGAGGATATTCACATTCATTAAGGAGATATTATGTTACAAGCACTTATAGGCCCCGTTACATCTTTGTTAGACAAATTTATAGAAGACAAGGATCAGAAAAATAAATTAGCTCACGAGATAGCTACTATGGCTGACAAGCATAGTCACGAAATTGCAAAAGCTAATATTGAAGTCAATGCGGAAGAAGCAAAATCTAGGCATTGGTGGATAGCGGGATGGCGTCCAGCTACCGGATGGATTTGTGCATTAGCAATGGGTTATCATTTTATCATACAACCTTTTCTAATATTTTTTTTAACATTGTTTGGATTAAAAATGGAATTACCATCTTTTGATATGGACACATTGATGACAGTATTGTTGGGTATGTTAGGATTAGGTACACTAAGAACTGTAGAGAAATCAAAAAAGCTAACTAAATAGGAGATATTATGGATACTTTTGCAGAGCGCATAGCTGCGACATTAATAGAAGATGAAGGAACTGTTAAAAATCTTAATGACAAACACATTCCCTATCGTTGTAGTGAAGATAAATTAACACTTGGTTATGGCCGATTAATTGATCCTGATGTTCGTGGATCCGGAATTACTGATGATGAAGCTATGTATTTATTAACAAACGATATTACAAATTGTACAAATGAGTTAGCTGCTAATTTTCAATGGTGGTGGGATATGCCGCAAGATGTTCAGGAAGGAATGATTTATATGTGTTTTCAGCTGGGAATGCCTACAATGAAAAAGTTTAAAAATATGTTAGGTCATTTAGAAAACAAAGATTACTACAAAGCAGCTGAAGAATGTTTAGATTCTAAATGGGCAGAGCAAACACCAAAAAGAGCCAAACGCGTAGCTAATCTTTTTAAATTAGTGTGAGTGAAATTGTTACCGGTAGGATTGGTGAATTTATTGCTGCTTTAAGACTTGAGCAGATTGGTGTTCGTACTGGTATGTGTTCTGTTGGTGCTTTTGATCTTATTGCGTGTACCAATAGTGAAATTTATAGAATACAAGTTAAGTCAAGATCTAAACCTGACACAAGCCGTCCATCACATTTTATGTGGGCAACAGCTAAAGGTGGTAAAAAAGAACCACTAAGTCATATTGATTGTGATATTGTTGCATTAGTTAGCATTCCACACGAAACAGTTTTTTTTATGGCTGTTACAAAACAATTAAATGTTACAGCACGAATTAGAGTAAAATTATTTGAAGATAGAAGTATAGCTCGCACCAGTTGGAAACGAGCTATGATAGTGTTACAAAATTATAAAGGTTCTTGATTTAGCACTAGGCCTTTCAATCTTTTTGTCATTCGCTAATTTTTGTATAGCGTATCTAACTGAACATTGAACTGTATTTAAACCTTCAGCAATTTCTCTTTCTGTAGGATAAAACCCATTTGCCTTGTTAAAATTTATTATAAAATCGTAAACCGCTGGTATCAGCTCTCCTTTTTTATACCTTGCCATTGACTTACTCTTTAACGGGGTTTTCAGCCAGCTGTAGATGCTTTGCAACATCTTCTGATGTACGAGTCGTTTTAGATGTAGTTTGTGCGTTCACGGCTGATTTTGACCTTTGTTTTTTAGCACCTGGTGTATCATCGACTTCATTTTCATCTAAGAAAGCACCAAGCCCACAAATTGACAAAGTTACGCGTCTTTTTGCTTTAGTTTCAGCTTTTAACATTGCGTTGCCTAAACTTTCTCCACCAAAATTACCTACATTTGCAAACCCGGTAGCCATATCAATACGACCATCTTTATCCGTTGCTTTTACTTGTACAAAATACACACCTTTTATATCCCAGGTTTTTGTAATCTGTACGCTTACTCCGTGAAGTTTTCGCAGCTGGTCAGCACACCCTTTGGTTGCGTATAAAGTATGCTTACCTTTTAAATCCATATACTCAAAAGGTTTAGTAAATGGATTAAGTTTAAGAGCTTTACATAATGAGCTATAATATTGAACTTTTTGTTCTTCAGTTAGTTTTTTTAAATCTCCCTCTAGAATTACTCTAGCTAATGCGTTTTTATTTTCCATATTATTTTTCCTTTACTGTTAATTTTTCATATGTAGTTGCCGGTTTAGCGGGTACAACTTGTTCGGGGGTAGCGTTTCGCGTTATAAGATCTAACGAAATATTATGATCACCAATAGTTATGTGTGGTGCATTTTCGTTTTTTAATATTGACGCAAGAGTTGCCTTACAATCTTCTCTGATGTTTGTCCACTCAGTAACTTTATGTTTAGCTTCCTGGTATGTGTTAATGGCATCAATGAGTGCATTAGATGCTTTATGATTGTTATAATCAACAAACTCTTTTTTTTGTTTTAATGATTCTGGATACTCTATGTCGTTATCGACCCGGTTCCAAAATTCATCAACCTTTTCAAGTAGCTTATTAATTATTTCTTGATTGCGTTTATAAAAGTGTAAATCAAAATGTTGCTTTTTATTGTATATGCCAATGAAGCCCCAGTTGTAACCAGAACAAAACATTTGGCCTTGTATCTGTAAAACATTATCAACACTTGGCACAAGATAATCAGCACTCGTTTTTATTTCTAAAACACCTTTACCAAACAAAGTATGTTCGGTGTGAGTGTGTGGACAATGATAAGGAAGTTTACCATTCATAATTTCAATTACAGCATCTAATGACGCTACCATACGATGTTCCTTTTTCCTAAATCCTTGCTTGGGTATATGCAAATCACAAGACATAGTCCTATGGTATTCGTAACACAAATTATCAATCATATCACAAGCCCACTCACGCAACATAGGTTCCATTCTTTGACCACGCTCTGCTGCTTTTTTAAATTTAGTATTATCAATACCTTGTACAGTTCCATCTTCATTCCAAATAATCTTTTCATCAAGTTCAGGATATTTTTCGGGATTACGAATCTTAACAAAAAGTTTACGCAGATATTCAACGGACATACCAAAAGAATCCTGGCCTTGCATTACAGCTGCATTTTTTGATTGACCTAATTCATATCCATCTCGTGAAAATTTATTGGTTAAATCTTTATCTCGGCTCATATGGCACCTCAACAATAGATTGCATATGCATACGATAACAACCATATTCATCCATAGCACAACCTATAAGCATAAAGCCGTACATTAAAAACATAAATATAGCTAAAAAAATTAGGGATGGAATAACTTCAATCCATTCTCTTAATTTAAATTTTATTTTATTAATATCAATGCGCATATTTTTCTCCTTTCATAATTGCATTACTATTTTTCCTGGCCAAGATGTTTTTAACAGATGACGGATGCCATTTACCACCTCTTGGCGTAGAAACTTTACGAGTATTTAGATAACAAGCGATCTGTGATAGTGATGAACAATTCTTAGTTGCATCCTCAATAAATATCATAATAGATTCATAATGATTCATTGCATTTGCAGCAGCTGCTTCACCCGCTCTTTTATGAGCGTATGACATATTTTTATGTACACCTAATTTTGATATTTTGCGACCAGCTTTAGTAACATAAAAACCCTTGTTATCTATTTCACTTTTTATCTGCTCCATTTTAGCTTTTGTTCGCGCACGAATAAGACGCTTTTCTACTTGCGAAAGTGTTGATTTTATCAAACGAATATCCGGATGTGAAATTGCTTCCGGGTCATTTATGACAACAAGCTCAATATCATTCGGCTCAATAACCTCTTCGATCCAGCGTTCAGTTTTCCACGCCTTACGACATAATCTGTCAATGTCAGTAACAACTAAACGACAGTTATTTTCAATACAATATTTAACAGCTTTACATAATTGTGGACGCGTCATTGGATCTGTTTCTCCGCTGACACCTTTATCAAAAAACTTGATATACTTTTTCCCGGCCATTGCCTTATCCCACAAATACTGCTGACGAGCTTCATCTTGCAATTCAATAGAAACCCGTCCATAACATACATCTTTTATCATTATTTACCTTCCTTTTTTATAATGTTTTTTCCCAACGAATTTTTGGTTGGGGTGTAGATTTATTGTTAATAATTTTGGCATTTTTGCTCTTCCATACTCTTGCATACTTCTGAACATTTGTAATCGTAAAACCAACAGCTTTATAATAACTACCATTCTCATCTTTACGAGTGTAAGTAATAATCCTACTATAACCTAACTTTTTTGCTTTCTTACATACAGCTGCTACAAGCTCACTTGCGACAGAAGATGAATGATCCAAGTTTTTCGTGTGCATTTGTAAATCAAATTCATCCGCATCTTTTTCATTAGCAAAACAAACTCTAGTTATTTCTAAAGTGTTACCATCATCTAGATAACGATTTACCGGTCTGCCACATACAGCAATCCCATTAAGTATTTTTGATGGTTTTGGTTCTACAACAAAATAACCATTGAGTGTATCAAGTATATATCTATCAGTTTTCATACAATAATATAATTTATTACTTTCTTCTACCCAATTTTCCTCATCAAAATCTTCATCAATAATATCTTTAACACTAAAACCACTATACATTGATGTGTCATCTAATGTATCTAGATCCCAATCTTTATTTCTAAATATTCCTAGAGTAAATTTATGGCCTTGTGGTCTTATATTATGCTTGTGATATTTATCAATAAAAATCTTAGCTTTAGAAAAAGGATAATCTTTTATTTCAAAACCCGTTGTTAACACAATTTACCTTCCATTTTATGGTTATTATTATATATCAAAAGATATAGTATATTTATTACATAAATTTGATATGATTACAATACCTGGATGTAACTTTCTTTTTAAGAATATAAGTTCCTTCCCCATAGGTTGCATCCAGGCAT